GGAAGATTATGTCTTCGAAGATATTAACACTAACGCCAATCAACAAGTTCATGTGGCAGTTAACGCTTTATTCGGAGAGATCACTTGGTTTTATCCAAGCAGTGATTCTAGCTATGTTGATAGATCCGTCACCTATAATTATTTAGATTCCTCTCCGCAAAATCCAATCTGGTATACTTCTTCTCTTGCTCGTTCAACTTGGACAATTGAAGGAGTTTTCAATAAACCTTATGCAACTGAATTTAAAAGTGGAGTGGCCCCTACAAATCCCACAGTCGTAGGAATTTCTAATGGAGCTAGTTATTATTGGCAACAGGAAAAAGGAACTGATGAAGTTTTTGCCAGTGGAACAACGAATGCCATTTCCGCTAGCGTGGAATCAGGAGACTATGACATTGGAACCCAAGGGATCGAAGGACCTATTGGTGGTGAATTTATGATGAGGATCAGCAGGATTATTCCTGACTTCGGATCTCAAACAGGGACTGCTAAAGTTTATTTAAATACTAAAGCGTTTCCAACCAGTACCGCAACTTCTACATCGTATAACGCCACAACTTCAACGACTCAGATCTTTACCCGTGCAAGAGCAAGACAAATTGCTATTAAAGTTGGCAATGTAGATACGGGACAGACTTGGAGAATGGGAACTTTTAGACTAGATATTCATCCAGGGGGTAGAAGGTAATGGCAAAGATTAGTGAAGTTATAGCAACGATTCTAGGCCCGGATTTTGATTCGATGAATGTTCAAGGACTCGCCGATAATGTCGCGTCCGTAGTACAGAAACTTAACACTACTTACCAACAACAATTAACCGATGAGTACGAAGTCTTTACTTTATTCATGAGTTAAGATAAATTAAGGAAAAGAAGAAATGGCAAATACATATAAAAATATTTGGAAGACTGATGCTACTACAAACATTGTAACCGTTTATACCTGTCCTGCAGAAACGGTAGCTTTAGTTAAATCTATATCCGCTTATAATACCCATGCTTCTTCAACTCCTGATTGGACTCTCACGGTTGCTCAGAACAGCAGCTCTACTGATTTTATTTATAAAGTAATAGCGAGCGTCCCAGCTAAAGGTAAAAAAGAATTTTTAGAAGGAGATGAAAGTACTCTTTTAGTTTTAGAAGAGAGCGATGCTTTAAAATTTACAACCACGGCTACTTCTGCTAATATATCAGTCAGTGTTTTACAACAGGACAGAACCTAATGCCTTTTAAAGAATCAGGAACAGTCGTAGATTATGTCGAGGTGGATGGAAAAAAAGTTCCTCGCTATCGATGTGAAACTGAAGTTACTTTAACCAATACTAAGACAGGAAAAGAATATATGTCAGATAAAGAAGCAGAGAACGATGTGAAAGACTCTAATACAGCTACCAAGAAAGAGCATATTAGAAGAGATGTTAAAGTCACCGTTCCTAAAATGGTTATGGGAAGCGGAACTTTAAAAGATGAATCCTAAAGGAGGAACAGAGTTACAGTTCGATGAACTTAAGAAAAGACTTCCAGAACACTACTGGAAGAAAATTAATCTTACTACATCGGTCCCTGAAAAAACCCCTATTCAACCAGGCAAGCTTAATATTTTATGGTTAAAAAATTCTCATGACCAACCCAACATCGAGCCCTGGTTTTCAAAACCGGAGAATCATCATAAATACGATTGGTATATTTTTAATTCTCATTGGAATTTTGAAAAGTATCGGCTTTACTTTAATATTCCTACTGCTTGTTGCCATGTTATTAAGAATGCACTACCTAAAGTTAAATGGCTTCAACGGTCTCGATACCAAGCAGACAAACCGTTAAGACTTATTCACGTTTCTACCCCTTGGAGAGGACTTAATATTCTCCTAGCCGCTATGCATCATGTGGTTAATGAGGAAATTCAACTAGATGTTTATAGCTCCACTCAACTTTATGGAGATGAATTTAAAAAAACCAATGATAAATATTACGAACCTATGTATGAACATGCCCGTAAAATGGATAATGTGAACTACATTGGCTACAAGCCTAACTTAGAAATTATTGATGCGATGCAAGCTAGCCATGTCTTTGCTTACCCCTGCATCTGGGAAGAAACTTCATGCATCTCCGCCATCGAAGCTATGGCAGCAGGAAACATTCCTTTAGTCACAAACTTTGGGGCCCTTCCAGAAACATGCGGAGACTATGGGTACTATGTCAATTATGAAACAGATCCCAAAAGACTCGCTGAAGAATTTGCAGCCCACCTGCTTTATATTAAAAAAATTTTACCAACGGATGCCATTCAACAGCGTCTAGAAAACCAACGCCAGCACTTCAGCCATTTTTATAATTGGGACGAACGAATTAAAGAATGGATTGCTTTCTTAAACAATGCTTTAGCGGCTAAAGGAATTTCTCATGGGGATGGATGACGGTTTTTTAACTGAGGATAAATTTAAAGAAGAGATAAAACTATTTCCTCAAAATACAATCGATGGAACTAAGCTGGTTGATAAACCTACTCAGGATATTATTCCCAATAGTTTATTTGTAGTCACTCCATGTATGGGAACGCTAATGCTTTCCTATGTTAAAGCCGTTTTAGAACTTCAAGCCATCTGTTTTCACAAGAAAATTTTTACTAAATTTCATATGGTTCAATCTTCTTTAGTGACCCAGGGAAGAAACTTATGTGTCCAAGCTTTTCTTAATTCTCATATGTCGCACATGTTGTTTGTAGATTCAGATATTGAATTTGATCCAGCTTCTATTCCAACCATGATGGCGCATAATAAAGATATTGTCCTGACTCCCTATCCTATGAAAGTTTTTGACTGGGATAAAGCCCGGAAACTAACGGCTAAATCAGGGAGACCCATAGAAGACTGTCCTCATTATTTCTGTCTAGAATTTCCGGATAAAAACAAGATTGAAAGTAAAGGCGGACTCTGTGAAATTGTTAAAGGACCTGCAGGATGCATGCTCATTAAAAGAGAAGTCTTTGAAAAGATGATGAAAGCCTATCCCAAGATGAAAATTAAACAAAAACAATTAGTGAATGGTCTCATGTCCACGAGTGAGAACGTTTGGAACTTCTTTGATAGCGATTTTAACCCTGAAACAGGAGTCTTTTTAGGTGAAGACTATGCCTTCTGCAAACGTTGGACAGACATCGGAGGCAAGATGTATGCCAATGTTGACGCCTATATCACGCACTATGGAACCCACGGTTTTCGTGGAAGATTCATTGACGAAGGCAAAAAAGTAAAGTAATACTATAATAGTTCAGGGATTTTTCAGGATTGCCCTTCAACCTGCCTCATTATATAATTGGAATTAAATATGCATGGAATTGAATCTACAAGACAGCCCTACGGTTTTGGAAGCTTTGTAAGCAAAGCATTTAAAAAGGTCGCACGACCTATCAAAAAAGTTCTTAAAAGTCCTATTGGCAAGATGGCCCTTCTGGGTGGTCTTGGAGCCTACGGAGCAAGTCAAGGTATGTTCGGGCCAGGGGCTAAAACTTTTATGACAGGCCCCGGTAAGTGGGGAAAGATTATGAGTTTTTTAGGAGGGACAGAAGGAACACAAGCTGCTGGTGCAGGTGCAGGCTTACCCTTCTTAGGTGAGAAAGGTTTCATTGCTAGTAAACCAAATATTTTAATGAGAGGACTTAGTTGGGCTAAAGCTAATCCTTTAAAGACTGCAGGGATTGTTGGTCTAGGTGCAGGAACTGCTTCAGCATTGGCTGCAGATAAAGGTGAAGAAGAAATTGACGAAACAATAAGTGGCAAAGGTCATGAGGATTATTTAAAGATGAGAAAATTATGGGACTGGGGTGGAGAAGAACCGATGTTCAGTGCTGCTGAAGGCGGAAGAGTTCACGCACAACAAGGACTACTTGCAACTCCACAGCATGCACAGATGATGGAAGGCCAAGGCCAACAATTAACAGGAGCAGATCCCCGGATGACTGAGCAAATTACAGAGGAAGCAGGAACAACCGGCCAAGGAACCCAACAAACAGCAGACGCAGAATTAATTCAAATCATTAAGATGTTAGCTTCGATGGGAATTCCCATGGAACAGTTACGAGGACGAAGTAAACAAGAACTCGTTGAGCTTATGATATCTGTCTCCGGTAAAGGCGGCCAAGAACAAGAAATTGTTGAACAAGCGGCTGAAGGCGGAAGAATTGGTTTACGAGGCGGCGGTGACGACAGTATTTTTATAGATGAATCTATGGAAGTGCTTAGAGGAGGACAAGATGGAGACGTAGAAGTTCAAGAGAATACGGAAATGGCTTCAGATCCAACTATGGAATCTGAATGGTGGGATGGTTATCAAAATTATTTAGGAAACGGGGGAACATTAGATTTTGAAGATTGGAAAATGGAAGTTTTACAAGGAGACCATAGACCAGGAGAAGGAAGAATTGAAGGAGATATAAGAGAACAAGCGATGGCTAATCAAGGTGGACTGATGAGAACTGGTTATGCTATGGGTACAGAACATCCAGTCATCCCATCCAAGGATGGAAGTCAACTGGACATGAGAGAAACAGGGGGCTATCAACCTCATGGAGCTCAAGAGAAAAAAGATGACGTGCGAGCGTTGCTTGCACAAGGAGAATTTGTTATGACGTCCGATGCCGTTAAAGGCATGGGCGGAGGCGACCGTGAAGCCGGCGCAAAGAAAATGTATAATTTAATGCACAACATGGAGGCGATGGCGTAATGGCTTACTGGGATTTTTTACAGATGACTCCTGAAAATCAGGCAGCAGCTCGAAAGACAAGTTGGGGCTCAGCTCTTGGTCAAGATTTCAATCCAAGAAATCCCAATTATCAAGGCTTTCGACCTAATCCAGCTAATGTAGCACAAGGGAGTCGCGTAGGCTTAGGGAGTTATATTAATCAAGGACTCAATAGTTTAAGAGGAGTATTTAAGCCTGGTAGTAATGTAGGAGGAGCTACTACCTTAATGAGAAAAATGGCGATGTCTCCAGTAGCTCGAGGAATTGGGACTGTAGGAAGAGTTGCAGGATTAGCAAATCCTATGGGAGCAGCAGCTATGTCAGCATGGGCTGCACCTAAGGCTATAGATTATCTAACAAAACGAGATCCTAATGCTACGGAAACAAGATTTGGTTTAAATATTAAAGATTTAGAAGATAAAGCAGCAGCTTATGATGCAGAAAATATTCCTTTACAAGATTGGGCATCACCGATGGGTGTAGTACCTGGAGACGACATTCAAGAACAAGTTACAGAGACAGAAACTCTTGATCCATACACAGGTCTTAGCATGCGAGATATTTCTGGTGAAGTGGGTGAGTATGGAGACAAACCGGGAGAAGGTTTTAATGAAGAAATGTTTTATCAAGAACCTGGTATGTGGGATAAATTTAAAGGTATGTTTCAAAGACCTGAAGCTAAACAAAAAGAATTTGAAGCCTATGAAGCGAGTATGAATCCTCAAGGATGGGGAGATTTTGGTGACTATAAAGGTAACATCTGGGAAGGATCTGGAGGAAATAAAATTAATGTAGTCGATCCCGTAACTGGAGCTACAGTTCTACAAAATAAAAATTTTGATTCAGCATTTGGAAGTGGCAGCGTACAAGAAATGATTGATAAAAAAGATGCATGGATTGCAGATCGATTGCTCTCCGGTAAAAAAATATCAAAAGCTTTGACCAGTTATGCTATGAACAAAGGACTTGGTACTTTTGGAGGCGACAAACCTGGGATCGGACCTGATAGACCTAGAGGAGACCCGACATATAGAGGACCCAAAACATATGATTTTAATCCAAATATAACAAGTAAACCTACTCATATAGGATCAGGCCCTTTACATGGAGCCACTACGACAACAGGTTATCAAGGCAAACAAGGAAGTCATCATTATATGAGAGGTGGCAGAGTAGGATATAACACAGGAGGCAGAGTAGGAATACTCGCAGCATTTTAATGGCAGAAGTAACTAAAACACAGGCACTACCCGCACCGTTTATTGAAACGTTAGGGAAAACATTTGGTGAGCAGCTAGGAAGACTGGCTCCTCAAGCAATTGATACAACAAAATTTCAACCGACACTAGCCACACCGGGAGGCATAGGTCAAGAAGCTCAACAAGCTGCAGCAACTCAAGCAGGCTTAGGAGCATTGCAGTTTGGAACTTCAGGAGAAGTTACAGGCGTAGGTGCAGGCACAGGGCTTGGAGCCTATCAACCTTATTTAGCAGGAGCTGAAACATTAACAGGACCAGGAGGAGGAACAGGGGCTGGAGCTATTTCTCAATTTGAAAGTCCTTATACTCAGAGTGTTATTGATGCGACTAAAGCTCAGATGCAGCAGGAGTTTGCTCGTCAAACCAATCTGCGTAATGCACAAGCCGTAGGAGTAGGAGCTTTTGGCGGAGCACGACAAGGAATTGAACAAGCGGTAGCTGGACAACAGTACAATCAAAATTTAGGAGCGATGACAGCAGGCTTGCAACAAGCGGGCTTCCAGAACGCTCAGCAGGCAAGACAACAAGCCTACCAGAATCAATTAGGCTTGGGACAATACCAACAAGGAATGGAAGGACAAAGAATTGCAGGCATGGCACAGCTAGGTCAAACAGACATCGGTTACAGGCAAGCGATGGCGGATACATTAGCGAAACAACAACAGCTATCAGCTTACGAACCGTATCAACGTACGGGATTCTTTGGCGAACAGCTCGCTGGATTAATGGGCGGTTATCCAGGTGGTTCAAGAATGCAAATCAGCCCAACAGCAAGTCCGATGCAACAAGGAATCTCAACAGGTCTTGGAGCACTTATGGGTTACGCTGGCTTTAAGAATTTGATGCAATAATGAAACATAGTAAAATTTTAAACAGACCAATGTTCAACACACAGAACTCTGCTTATGGTAGAGGGATTACTAGTAATCTTGTCTCTGAAGAACAGAGAGTCAAATATAATACTGGTGGACGAGTAGGATTATTTTGGGGAGGAGTTGGAGCAGGCGCAACGAGAGCTGTTCCTTGGGCAACAAAAATGTGGAGTAGACTTAAACCCACAAGTAAATTTAGAATTCCTAAGACTACAGAAGGAGTTCTTCCAGGAAAATATAAACCAGCCCCTTATAGCTTGGGAGAAATTGCTAAAAGCCCTAGCCTTATGTGGAAAGGAATAAAAGAAAACCCATGGTGGGCAGGCGCAGGGGGAGTAGGTTTAACTTCCGATCCGGTTGCAGCGGTAACTAAAGGAGTTGCCAAAGCTATTCCTGCAACAGCTAAATGGGGAGCAGAAGCTTTAACACCAGGCTGGGCAGAAAAACATTTACCTTGGGTTAAAGAAGAAGGAGATAAAAATAAAGAATTAGTAAACACAATAACCTCGGAAGACGTAGAGAAGATTGGAAAGACTGGAGCAGAACAAGTGGTGGATAAAACTACGGACAC